TATTTTTCTGCCTTCAACCTTAAACATAACTTGTGAGTCGTAAGCAGATATTTCACTGTCTACATTTTCATTCCAAAATGACAATACTTTTAGGCAGTAAGGATTAGTCGGTAAAGTATATTGATAAGTAAAACCAAACTCAGGAGCAACCGCATCTTGCGCTAAAGTTGCTCTAGCTATTGCTGCGTTCCAAGGATGCGCTCTTAGCACTTGGTCACGAACTGTGTCATAACGCCTATTACACAATCTTGCTTCTTTTGAGTTTTCACTAAGGGCTGTAATGGTTGATGCACCTAACAGGTCAATCGCCTCATTACATATATCAACTACTGACGGCATGTTTAACTAACCTTTCAACCTTTACTAGCGCACCCTGACTAACATTGCTATCACCGCCAGACATAACCCAGCCTTTTCCCTTGTGTAACTCAACTATTTCTTTCAGGGCTTTTGTAGGCAATATTACCACATAACCAGTGCCTATGACAAATGCCCAATAGTCTGCTTCCGTTGTGTCTATGCCAGAAGGCTTGCCTCTACAAAAAAACTCCACAAACACTTTACCAGTTTGCGAAGCTCTAAAATCTCTTTTAACTTCTATTGTTTTTCCAGACAGCAATTCGCCTAACCACTTCTCAGCTAACTGTCCTACTTTCAAATCATATTTAAAGTCATTGTTATATTCCAAGTCATTTCCCCAGACTGGAAGTAGAAAGGGGCGGCAGAACCGCCCCTAACGTATTAGTTTACAATGTACTCAATGATAAATGCCATATCACCAGCAGAACCACCAGCAGCATTAAATGTTGCTGCTACGTAGTAAACATCGCTTGGGTCTGAGCTTTGACCAGCTAATTCCCAAACTTGTTGTCCTGTGGTGTTAAGGTTTAGCACGTCATAACGAACTTCTGTTACACCAGCTCCATCAGCGATTGTTGTTGCTAATGCATCTTCATCGATTGCATCGGCATCGCTTGTTGCTGTTGTAGGGTAGAAGCCTACGTTAAAAGTACATGAACCACCAAGGCTGTCTGAGCCAACACGTACAGATAATATTGTCGCATTAGTTGGAATTGGAGCAAGCATTACGATGTCGTTATCATCGCTGTCTCCAGCCGCTAAAGCAACATTACCCTGTGCGATACGGACTACACCGCCTAGTTCACTTGGATTGTTGGCAACTTGTGGCAGAGCGACAAGGTTTGCAACTAAATCTGAATTTTTAATACCCATAATCTAATTCCTTTCCTTACGCCACGCCATCTAAGTCATCTTCATCACACTTGATGCGAACAACCATGTTCTCTTGCATACGAGTAGCACCAATGCTCATGCAATAGTAAACTTGAGTTGCGTAACCTTTGTCAGCACGCTCATCAATTCTTGCAGAAACATCTTTGCCAACACCTAGTGCAATACCTTCTTGCGCGAACGCAAAGCAAGTACGAACGTTGTCGCTATCAGCAGATAGACGGTTAGACATGATAAAGTTAAAGCCCATGAACTCATTAATCTCACCCTGTACAAGTGCCTTAACAGTGTTGAAGTCACTTGATGTTACACTGGTGTCAGCAAGCAAAGATTGAATCTGGCTTGGGCCAACAACGATGAAACGTGGGATTGATGGGTCAACATCAGCCGCATCAAGCAATCTCTTTGCTTCACGTAGCTTTGTTAAGTTCATGTTTGTGTTAGCACCACCAACACTTACAGCAACATCTTGGTTTGTATCGAAAGCTGTGCTTGTTGAGCCAGTTTCGCCAGTAGATGCAGCAGCGTCAAATGCTGTGATAATAACATCGTCCATCGCACGTCCCATAGCAGCAGCAGCCGCACGAGCGTATGATGAAGTTGGGTCTATCAACATGCGAACCTTATCTTGGTCATCAATTAAGTCAGCATATTCATAGTCGGCTAGTGATAGTCTACGTCTCGCATGAGGCGTATCCATTTGTGGTGTGTCGGCATGGCGGCTGGTACGCAACTGCGCAGTAGCAACCCCTACCTGGTCGATGAAAGCATTTTTTCCAACAACATTCTCAATACGCACAGCATCACGCAGACGGCTTCCCATCTGTTGCGCAAGCATCTGCACGTTTGCAGAATACTGTTGTACAAATGCGGTAGTTACTTGTGTAGACATTTTAAAGCTCCTTTATTGTCACACTATTGCATTTATACACTTTGCGATGTGCTACCCTTACGGACACGTCTGGGCTTTTGAGCTGCCGTTAAGCTATCGTCTTTCCGATTGTCTTCAGGACGGCAAGAACATAATTTACCGCTACCCTGGCAAACCCAATCCCAGACCTTATCGGCTATTGGAATCGGATTCAAAATGTCGCGCTGGGTGCAGTTATCTACAACCATGCGCATAACCTCTATTCTGGCGTTCAGGATTGTTTCATCATCCATGAATCATACCGTATAATTCTTGCACTCTTTCAATCTGTTGTCTGTGCGATATGCTGTTTTTATCCCAATAAGGGTCTTTTGGATTAGCCATAATCGCATTAACTTCAGCTTGTGCCTCCGCTGGTGTCATAGCACTACTAGAGGTTGTATTTGAAATCGTGTCTTCGCTTGTTACACTTTGCCTGAAATCGGCAATATTTGCAAATGCTTTAATAAACTCAGGATGGTTGCCGAGCTTAGTGCCATCTGCTAATTGCCACTCTAACATCTCAGGATTGCCATACTCTTTTATAGCTTGACCAGCTCCAGATATTTTTTGCTCGTAAGCCTGACCCCATTCTTTTTTAAGGTCATTCTCTACTTGCTCACGCTGGTACTCAATGTTTTGTACAGCTTGTTCCTGCGTATTTGTCGCTAAACCCTTGTAGTATTCTAATATGCCACTAGCTTGCTGTGGTGTTAGGTTAAGTTTATGCGCGACATCTTTGTACGAATTAGCTGCTTCTTCTGTAATTATATTGCCATCAACTGAAACTTCATAAGCATCTGGCGTTTCTGGCTTGCCAAGATAGTTATAAATCTCACTTAGTTGTTCTTCTGATGGGTTCTTAGGGGCAGCAAGTTTATCTGCACCTATAAGTTGTTGTGCGTTAATATATGACTTAGCCAGATTACCTACATCTTTAATAGGCGATAGACTTGGATGGTCTCGTAAATCTTCTGGAATCATATTATAAAAATCGTTACCAGAACCGCCTTGCGCTACTTCTGCTGGAGTTTCCAACACAGTACCTTGAGGCTGGTCTACCTGTTCGACAGTTTCTTCAGACATTATGTCTCCTTAATTATCATTTGATGGATGTGTAGTATTGTGGCACGTTTGCCCTCTTCAAATGTAGTGGCATAAGCATCACCAGCTACATAGCTTGTCCAGTGGTAGTTACACCGCTTTTCAAGGTCTTCTAACACCTTCTTTCCAGACTCGCTGGTAAAGACATCGGTGTACATTTGTTTGAGTTTTTCTTGTTCCTTAATAGGGTCAACCATTATTTTTGAACCATCCTAACTGCTTGTGCCGCTTGCGCTGTATCTGCCACATCCTGTGATATAGCTTCACGCTCTGCCATTTGCTGTTGCATTTCTTGTCTTTGCTGCCTTACCTGATTAACTTCGCGCTGTGACTTTAATGTGGTCTTAGGAACGCCAAGTGCATCTGTAACATGCCTTACTAATCCATCAGGGTCGATATGGTCCCCTACAGGTAATGCTTGTGATAATGGCATCAACACTTCAAGTGCCTTCAATGTATTATTAAGACTGCTAGATTTTTGCGCTCTTGCTAGTGGTGATACATATTCTATATCCACATCCTGTCCCTGTAATATTTCTGGTGGTTGCGCAAGCATGTCTGCTCTAAGCATCAAAGCAAATACTCTGTCTATAAGTGGACGCAACATCTCATTCATCAGCCTTCCAAGCACAGGGCCAATCACCCTCATTCGTTCTTCCTGCCTTTGAATAACCTCTGTTGCTGTCATATTAGGGGAACCGCCAACAAGTAACTGGTCTACATAAAACGCAGAACGGATAGCCTGTCTTCTTTGGTCTTCCATAGAAAGGCCGATAGGTATGTTAGCACCAGTGTTTAGCGGTGTGATTGTGTCTCTTGAGCCAGCTCTATAAAAGTTTAGACCGCCTGGTTGAGTTCTAATAGGCAGTAAAAAACCATCATCAGGTACTAGCAGTGGTGGGTCAATCATCTTTTGTGCTGCCTGAATGATTGTCTTAGACATTAGGTTTAGAATCTTAACATCTGGCAGTGCAACCATTGCAGGAGAACGGCCCATAACTTCGCCAGTGGCTTTCAAGAAACGAGGCACAACGTATGGTAGCTCTTCAAAACCACCTTCCGCCATAACCATTTTAGTTTGCATACAAATATAAACAGACATAAATGGCATGTTCTTGTTATCTGCTTTGCGTATATCACGCTCTATTCTTGGCGTTACACAATGCAGAATCTCGACTTGCTCGTCAGGTGTCTTCTCGTAAACCTTTTTAATATGGTCGCTAACGCCATCAATACCAAATCTTTGCACGGCAGATACTGCTGTAATATGATATTTTCTAAAAACGGTATCAACTATTCCATACTGGTCTTCTTGTACATAAAACTCAGAGATGTGTCTTGTGCTACATCTTAGTTTGCCTTTGTCCATC